TAGATGTAGATGAAGTAGAGGTTGATGTTAGTTGAGCATACTTCCAAGCAGAATTAACATAAACATAGAGGCGACCAGTAGAAGTGTCAAAATATTCTCTGCCCTCATATAGTTCTGCTCCTGTTGGGGCAGACGTTAAAGCGTCTACCTGGGTTGATTGTGAACGTAGTTCTGTGTATGTAGTTGTCATAGTAAGCTTACATATACCCAACCAGATTGGTTGCGAATGCCGATGGCTTCGCTCCCTGCGGTTGAGTCAACAAATATATCTCCTGGCTCTGGAGTGGGAGTAGTAGGTGGCGTAGCTGAAGTACGAATCTTTTTCGTTTTTCCTGTGTGTATTGGTAGGTGTGTTATTCCCATATTTTCCTTTAAGTAGTACTGGTACTAGAGCTTGAAGAGCTAGAACTTGAGCTAGATGTGGTAGTAGTTGAGGTAGACGAGCTAGAACTTGAGGTCGTGGTTGTAGAGGTGGAGCTACTTGAGCTTGAAGTTGTAGTTGTAGAGGTGGAACTAGATGAGCTAGAGCTTGAAGTTGTAGTTGTAGAGGTGGAACTACTTGAACTTGAGGTAGTTGAAGTAGAGCTTGAACTTGAAGAGCTTGAGGATGACGTAGTGGTAGTTGAGGTAGAAGTTGATGTCCCTATCGTGGTTCCCCACCACATTGTTCCATCATGGACATAGAGAGCTCCTGTTGCCTGGTCAAAGTATTGGTCCCCTGCAATCGGAGTTGGTGTAGTTGGAGCAACCTGGCGTACCCTGATTTTATGGGTTGTCCCGCCGACTTTTCCTGAGTGATGTGTTATTCCCATGTGTTTATTATCACCTAATTAATTATATCTTTCAACTACTATTATATGTTGGTAGGAAAACCCTTGCAAATTTGTGTTTTTATAATACATCAAACTATTATATTGTAGGTATTTTCTTCTGTTTCTTGGCTACTACCATTGCCTCTATTCAGATATTGTCTAAAAAGAACTAAGAGGTATAGCTTGCGCTATCGCCCTTAGAACCCCAAACTCCGCGCCAGTCGGACCAGCCTCTTGAAGCGCGCATACGCACCTTAAAGAGAGCCATTCCTGTGTCGAATGAATTATCCTGTTTGAATTCAGGTCGAATTCTCCAGTAGTAATTCAGTTCGTGTTGACTGCTGTCCATGAGGAACCAAGCGGTGTCAGAGCCACCCGCAGCACTGGATAACCAGTCCCACGAAATAACTTTGAGCTTACCACTGTAGTAGTTGCCATCATTGTCAGCTGTCCCAGAACGCATACCAGACTTCGTAATCTCGAAAGCAATCTTCTCAAGCGCGGGAGGAACGACGAGGGTATCAGCCTTCATGCTGATAACTTGACCTCTGTCATCCAACTGTTCACGCATCGCGAGAATACCAGTATTCAAGTTAGGTTCAGTCAAAGTAACGCCACTTGCGTTAGCATTAGATTGAGCTGTACCACCATCTGCACGAGGATGAGCGACGGAGCAAAGGTATTTTGCATCCCCACCTGTCCCTGCACTGAAGGCATTGTTGAAAACTTGTGCTCCAAGATACTCAGCTTGGCGGCGAGCCGCACGAGCTAAAGCTTTGGGTTTCTTTTTAATGACATTATATCTATCATCTTCTACCAACTCCTCTGAGACCTTGAACCCTTTGGTGTATTTGAGGTGGACGTATGAAACATCATACATCTGAACGGGGTCATCGTAAGTGATAGGCGAGCCTTCAGCAGTTTGGGTCAAAAGACCGAAACCTGTGACTGCACTATCTCTCTCGACATCAACATCGGAACTAGATACGTGGAAGATAGACGAATATACTTCGGGAATTAGATTGAACTGGTCATCGAAAATTTTTCGAAGTCCTGGCTCAAGTAAGTCACCAAAATTTGCTCTTAAACTTGTCATATATTTTTATTCCTTATGCTGTTGGGTCGTTAATTAGCTGACTGCGCCCAATTCTGAAGAGGCCTTGGTCTGTGACCGCGGCTCCTGCATCGTCGAGAGTGACTAACTCGATAAGCTGGAACTGTTGTGTCCCTGTGGAATAACTTCCACCTGAACCAGTTGTACCGTCAACACCAGTATTGGTATTGGCAACACCGTCGAACCAAAGTCCGACTTCTGCTTGTGTGAGCGAATCTGCATTAGTAGCTTGGAACAGAGCCATCTGGTCCACAATCACAACACCCTTTACCTTTTGAGAGGTAGCGTTTGCTGCTCCTGCGGTGAATGTGTCATCGCCAGAAATCGTGCCACCATGGGCTTCCTGGGTCTTGAAAACATTCTCACCCTTTTCGGTAACAATACCGACTAGGATTCCGAGAATTGCTTTGTCCGCTGCGCCTGCGCCGAGGTATCCGCTCGAATAGAGCATCCCCTCACCGATAGCGACTACTGCGTCATTAGCTAAAATAACTTCCAGAGTTGCTGGCGTTTCTGTACCTGGGGTTAAGTGTCTTTTGAACTCGAAACCGTAGGCTGTAGATTTTGCCATAAATTAAACTCCTATTTGGAAATATATTCCTTTGATAGACCTTTCTTACCTTCGAGGTATTCCTCTCTAGTAATCCCGAGTCCTTGAGCAACTTTCGCCTCTTCTTTAGAGAGCGACTTTTCAGTCTTACCAGGCGAACTGGGGACTGATGGCATAGTGCCATCCTCATTCTCGGTTTCTACCGATGATTTTGGTTTGACTAGAGCGTAGGTATTCTCTAGCAACTTCGGAAGGCGACGCAAATCAATGTCAGCCAACTGTTGCCCCGTGAGTTCTGCAATTTTTACACCGATGTCTCGGCGCACCTTTGCAGAGTCCTCAGAGTCCATTTTGTCGATACCGTGTTCCGTTTCGAATCTGGCTAGAAGCAAGTCCGAAACCACACCTCTCTGTTCGCTCTGGTCTACTTTATCTGGTTGAGGCTTGCTTGGTTCGCTCCGAAGTTTCTTATCTAGTATCTTAAAAACTTCTTCGTCAGTCTGAATTACATCTAGGATAGGTTTGACGTAAGTCGAAAACTCCCTTGATTGCTTCAGCTCATCGCCTTGTTCCCCAAGCTTCTTTTCTGCCTCTTTGTAGGCCTTTTCAAATTCCTGTTGGGATTTGTATTTGCCATCCAGAAAGCTATTTGCTTTTTCAGGTGCTGGTTCTTTTTTTAGTGTATCCGCTGCTGGAACCTCAGCTTGCGGGACTTTGTTTATGTCGTCTGACATAGTGTCTCCTTGGTCTAGCCCATTTGGGCGTAAAGTATCTAAGAGGTATGTCTAGTCACAGTATAACATACTGTCAAGGTGTATTAAATGTGTGTCGCTAATATCCCAATAACTTTGCTAGTCCCTGCAACATATTTCTTCTCGTCATTGAGTTCTTAGAATACGGAGCCAGTTCTTCATCAGAATACCAATCAGTCAATCTTCCCCCGCCAGCCCCAGGCTTATCAGAAATATCCCACTCACCCAGTTGTCCTTTTTTCAGCTTTCTTGCAGTAGCCCTGGCAGACTCTGTTGCAGAATACCTGTCGTCCAGTCCTTCCGCCCTAGCCGTCCCACCTAGAAACATAAATGGTCCTCTTGCGTGCTTTTCATCCGCATACTGACCCTCATAGTCTTCAAATGGTCTATCCCACATCCCAGCCTGACTCTCAAGACCAGTAATATCCATTAACAAGTCCTGGGGAACACCATACTCTTTAGAGGCTATACTTGTCCCAGAAAGAATCTCGTCTGACTTCAATTTCCTCCCGCCACTTTTTAACCACTGCTCCATAAGCGGATTCCTATATTGAGAAACCTGCTCCTTTGGTTGTTCTTGTTTACGATAAACATTGTCAGCTCCCAAAACATATCCTCTCTCAACAAATGGGTCTGGAGTTGGCTCTGGTCCTTTTGGCGAAATTGGTTGTTGTGGGGTATTAAATTTAGCCCACCAATCTTTTATCTTATCCAGTCGGCTCATCTTTACCCCTCTTCTTCACCTTGGCAAAAATAGAGATTAAGATTCGTAGTTCCTCTATTCTCCCTCTGTAAACAGCGAGCTTCTGCTTTACATCATCGCTAAACTCTTTATCAACTGGGATATTCTTGGCAATCATTTCCTTGATGTTGTTCTCTTCTATCCTAAAAAGAGCAATCAGGGCAGGAAACTCTTTCTTTTGAGAAAGAACGTTTAACTGAGAAGAGTGTTCTCTGCTGTATGCGACTAGCTTATCTTTACTATCTATCATTGTGGTCTACCTCCGCTTATACCCGCGGCTGGTCCTTGCATCCCGTTGTCTACGTCTCCTCCACCCTGCACTACGCCTGGAGTTGCGTTAGCCATTTCTTCTCCGCTAGAAGGAACTCCTGGTTGAGAAAAGCCTGCACCCACTCCCCCAGGAGCCCCATCTTGGGGACCGCCTTCTGTACCTCTCATTTCCTGAGCAACTATCTCTCCCATTACATGGTCAGAGAATAGTTTGGTAATCTGGTCAGTCAATTCTGGTGGCAGGTCTTTTTGGAAAGCGTCGGACTTGAGGAACTCAACGTGGACTTCGGTGTGGACTGGAGACGCATATTGGGTTGGTTTGATTTGTTTACCCTGCATCATCTCCGAGTTCTCCACTGAAGCTAGGTCAATCATCTTCTGTGGGTCAATTCCTTGAGCTGCTGGAGCCTTCTGTTTCTTGAACTTCTCTGGGTCTAATTCTCGGGTTTTTAGCTCATACTCAGCTAGTGACCACAAGTCAACTGTCTCGTTCTGAACTAGGCGGTCGTACATCTCATCAGCTTTCTGCATTTCGAGAGGTTTGGAGATTGGCATTGAGCTTGTAGCCTTATAGCGGATGTCGTATCCTCCGTAAGTTGGGAGGAACATGTCTGGTTTTGCCTCAAAGAAAGTAAACCCAGTTGTTGGGACTAGTTGGGTAGTGTCCCCAGTCTCTAGCTTCTGCCCTTCAAGTCTGATTGAGCGATATTTCTTCTCATAGTTCTCATTGTCCTTATTAACCAGTGAGCCTTTAGCCTTAGCTCTTTCAACTGCCTTTTCTCCAACGATTCTCTCAAGCCTTGGTTGACCATAATACTGCATGATATTAGCAGCACGGAGTCTTCCCACATCTACAATAGTATCGTTCTTAATCTGCCAGATTTTCAGGTTCAGTCTCTTGAGGGTTGCTTCCTTGAGGATAGCGGCTTCCGTAGCCGTCCCAGCTGCACCCACGCTCTGCTGTCTCTCGTCCATTCCAGTGACTCGGATAACATCGTCCCTTAGCATGTCGATACTCTTAAACACAGAGCCTGCAATATCAGAGTACTCGAGAGGTTTAGCATCCGCCCCAGCCTGAATCATCTTGTGTGGCTCTACTCCCACATCGTCGTCTTCCATGGTGAAGGTGTCTCCGACCAAGAAGGCTTTGTCAATGTCGAGGTGGTTTCTGTCCAGGACCATTCTTCTAAGAGTATTAGTCTCCTCTTGTAGTGACTCCATGAGTTCAGCCTCACCCTTACCATAGAACTGATAAGGTCGTTTAACGTCAACTACTTTTACAAATGGGAGC